GCCGACTGTTGATACAGGGTTATGCCCGGGAAAACGCCGGTTTTTGATGACCACCAGCAAGCCAGCCAGCGCCGCCTACGAGCGCCACAAGAAACGCGCGGCCAACGCCAAGCGGGCGGTCAGCGCCGAGGGACGCGAGATCGGCGAGATGCCGCCGGTCGCCGATCCCAAGCGGCGCGGGTCGTGCCGCCTCGACTTCCGCGCGTTTTGCGAGACCTACCTGGCCGACCTGTTCCCGCTGGCCTGGTCGCCCGACCACCTGACCGCCATCGCCAAGATCGAGGGGGCGGTCCTCCGGGGCGAGCTGTTCGCGTTCGCGATGCCGCGCGGGTCGGGCAAGACGACGCTGTCGGAGGCTGCCTGCCTGTGGGCCATGCTGTACGGCCACCGGCAGTTCATCGTTTTGGTCGGGGCCGACCAGACGATCGCGAGTGCCATGGCCGACAGCCTTAAGGCCCAGATCGAGAACAACGACACGTTGGCCGAGGACTTCCCGGAGGCCTGCTATCCGGTGCGGTGCCTCGACCGGATCGCCCAGCGGGCCAAGGGGCAGACGTACCAGGGCACGCCGACCGAAATGCAGTGGGCGGCCGACCAGATCACGCTGCCGTGGATTAAGGGCAGCGTGTCGGCCGGGGCCTGCGTGCGGGTGGCCGGCATCACCGGCCGGATCCGCGGCCTGAAGCACACCCGCCCCGACGGGTCGAGCATCCGGCCAAGCCTCGTCCTGATCGACGACCCGCAGACCGACGAGTCGGCCGCGAGCCCGTCGCAGTGTGCCACCCGGGAGAAGATCCTGTCGGGGGCGATCCTGGGCCTGGCCGGGCCGGGATCGAAGATCGCCGGCCTGACCACGATCACGGTGATCCGCACCGACGACCTGGCGGACCGGCTGCTGGACCGCACCCGCCACCCGGCCTGGCAGGGCGAGCGGTCGCAGCTGGTGTACGACTGGCCTACGGCGGAGGACTTGTGGCTGGAGTACGGCGAGATGCGGCGGGCCGGCCAGCGGAGCGGGGCCGGGACGGCCGAGGCCGACGCCTTCTATGCCGAGCGGCGCGAGGCCATGGACGCCGGCAGCCGGGTGGCGTGGCCGGAGCGGCACAACACCGACGAGCTGTCGGCGATCCAGCACGCCTGGAACCTGCGGATCGACCGGGGTGACGCCGCCTTCTTCGCGGAGTATCAGAACCAACCGGTCGCCGACCACGTCGAATCCGACAAACTTGACAAACGTCAACTGGCGGCCCGGGTGACCAACGTCCCGCGCGGCACGGTGCCGGCCAACCACCACCGGCTGACCGCGTTCGTCGACGTCCAGGACCGCGTCCTGTTCTGGCTGGTGGCGTCGTGGTCCGACACGTTCGGCGGGCACGTCGTGAGCTACGGGGCTTGGCCTGACCAGGGAGTTTCGTTTTTTGAGGCGGGCAGCGCCAAGCGGACGCTGGCAGCGGCGGCCGGCGGGGCCGGCTTCGAGGCGGCCTTGTCGGCCGGCCTCGAGCAGGTGACCCAGACGCTGATCGGCCGGGACTGGCCCCGCGAGGACGGGACCGCCATGCGGATCTCGCAGTTGATGATCGACGCCAACTGGGGCAAGTCGACGCAAACGGTGCGGACGTTCTGCAAGCGGTCGCCGTTCGCGGGCGTGATCCTGCCGAGCCACGGCCGCGGGATCGGGGCCTCGTCGCCGGCCTTGAACGACAAGGGCAAGGCCCGCGGAGACCGGCTGGGCCTTAACTGGCGGATCAACCAGGTCCAGGGCCAGCGGTCGTGTACCTACGACACCAACTTCTGGAAGACGTTCGCGGCCTCGCGGCTGCGGCTGGCGACGGGCGACCCGGAAGCGATCGTGTTTTGTGCCGGGGAGCACGACATGCTGTGGGACCACCTGACGAACGAGTATCCGGTGCGGACCGAGAGTGCCCGCGGCCGAGTCGTGGACGAGTGGAAGCTGTCCGGCACGCGGTTTGAAAACCACTGGTGGGACTGCCTGGTCGGATCTGCGGTGGCCGCGAGCATCACGGGCGTGAGCCCGGCGGCCACCGAGACCGGCGGCCGGGCGCGGCGCAAGGTGGCGATCCCGACCACACCCGGTGGCGGCAAGCGGATTCAGATTCGCAAACTGGGCGAATGATCACGCTGACCACCGTCGATGGGATGACGCCGGCCGATTGCGTGGCCATCGGCCGCCGGCTGACCTGGCCCGGCAGCGAGTTTCAGATTGAGGTCTTGCGGCGGCTGGCGGGCGAGATGTCTAGCGCCACGCCGATCGCCTTGTGGCACGACCGCGGGGCGCTGATCGCGTGGGCCTGCTCCCACGAATGGCGACATTTCCAGACGCTCGAGATGTTTACCGACGAGCGGCACCGGGGCGCGGGTATAGCCCTGGCGCTATCGGCCACGCTGGTCGCGGCCGGGGTGCTGGAGCGTGACCTGGCTCTGGCCGTCTTCTCGCCGGTCACCGAGGCGATCGCTCGCCGGCTTGGGTTCGCGGACGTGCGACGTTTTAAGCACGACTGGCACCGCGTCCAGTAGCCAGACCCCCTGCGGGTTTTCTGCGGTCTGGCCTACCGTCGCAGCATGAGCGACGAGATCCGTGACGCCATCGAATCGACCGCCAAGGGGCCGGCCCGTGTCCGCACCGACGCAGGCGAAGTCGAGGCGCAGGACATCACCAAGCAGATCGAGGCCGACAAGTACCTGGCCGCCAAGGCCGCGGCCTCGACCACCAAACGTGGCCTGCGGTTCAACCAGATCATCCCCAACGGCTTTTCCTGATGGCGTTCCTCGACCTGTTTCGCGGCCGCACGCAGCCCCGCCAGCCGGTGGCTCCGGTGGCCCGCGCCCGGTTTGAGGCCGCCGAGCGGGGCGACGACTACCGCCATTGGGCCGGGGCCGATGCGTTCAGTGCCGACGCCGCCCTGTCGCCGGAAAAGCGCCGCACGATGCGGAACCGCGCCCGCCATGAGCGGGTCAACAACTCCTACCTGGCCGGGATCTCGGCCACGCTGGCCGGCGACCTGGTCGGCACCGGCCCCCGGCTCCAGCTCGACATCGGCGACGTCGACGCGGCCCGGTCCGTCGAGCGGGCGTTCTACGACTGGGGAACGCTGATCGACCTGCCGGCCAAGCTGCGGACCATGCGGGAGGCGATCGTCACCGATGGCGAAGCCTTCGCCATGATGATCAACAACGGCCGCCTCCCGGGCGTGCAGCTCGACCTCCGCCTGGTCGAGGCCGAGATGGTGGCCACGCCGACCGAGTTGATGGCCCAGTCGATCACCGTCGAGGGAAACACCGTCGACGGGATGGAGTTCGACGCCACCGGCAACGTGATCGCTTACCAGGTGTTGAACTACCACCCGGGCAGCAACTACCGGATCAACACGCTGGAGTTTCGCCGGGTGCCGGCCGCGGCCATGATCCACTGGTTCCGCCGGGTGCGGCCCGGGCAGAACCGTGGATACCCCGAAGTGGCCCCGGCCCTGCGGCTGTTCGGCCAGCTGCGGCGCTACACCGAAGCCGTGATCGCGGCCGCCGAGACCGCCGCCGACTTCGCGGCGTTCATCCACAGCAACTCCCCGGCCGCGGAGGTCGACGAGGTCGATTCGTTCGCCGAGTTGGAGATCCGCAAGCGGTCGCTGGTGACCCTGCCGGAGGGCTGGGACATCTCGCAGCTGAAGGCGGAGCAGCCGACCAGCACCTACAAAGACTTCAAGCGCGAGATCCTCAACGAGATCGCCCGCTGCCTGCAGCTGCCGTACAACGTCGCCGCGCTCGACAGCTCGTCTTACAACTACGCCAGCGGCCGCATGGACCACCAGGTCTATGCCATGAACCAGCGGGTCGACCGCGACCACCTCGAGCGGATCTGCCTCGACCGGGTGCTGGCGGCTTGGGTGAACGAGGCCAGCCTGGCCGGCGTGATCCCCGACGGCCTGCCACCGTTCAGCGAGTGGAACTGGGCCTGGGTCTGGGACGGGAAAGACCACGTCGACCCCGGCAAAGAAGCCAACGCCTGCGAAACCCGGCTGCGGACGCTGACCACGACCCTGGCCAGCGAGTACGCCCGCCAGGGCAAGCGGTGGGATGTCGAGCTGCGGCAGATCGCCGCCGAGCGGGCGCTGATGGGCGAGCTGGGCCTGTCGATGGCACCGGCCGGCCAGCCGGCCCAGGCCCCGGCCGACGAGCCGGAGGAGGTGCCGCAGTGATGCCCGACTACGACGACTACGACGACGAATCCGACGGCCTCGTCCAGGAGATCTGGCTATGAGCGACAAACTGGCATTCTCGAGCGGTGTGGAGTTTCTGCAGGCTGCCGATGGCGAAGCCTCGGCCGGCCCGCGGAAGTTCCGCATCGTCGCATACACCGGCGCGCCGATCCGCCAGTCGTGGTCACGGGAGCCCGTGGTCATCGACATGGCCGGCATGACGCTGCCGCAGACCGTGCCGATCGTGGTCGGCCACGACTACGCGATCGGGTCGATCCTGGGCCAGGGCACGCCGAGCGTGCAGGGCGGGCAGCTGATCGTCGAGGGCGAGATCCTCGCCGACAACGACAACGCCCGCCAGGTGCTCGCCCTCGCGGCCGCCGGCTACCAGTGGCAGGCCAGCGTCGGTGCCGACGTGGGCCGCCACCTGCGATTCGGTGAAGACCAGATCACCTCCGTCAACGGGCAGACCCTCCAGGGGCCTGTCCGCATCGTTCGCGCCTCCACGCTGCGGGAGACGTCTTTCGTCACGTTAGGGGCCGACCGCAGCACGGCCGTATCCATCGCCGCAGAAGCGGCAGAGGAGAACACCATGGCGGCTGACGCCACCACCAAGGCTACGGACGAGGTCGTCGAGACCCCGGTCGTGGCAGCCACGGCGGAGGTCGCCGTGGAGCCCGTTTCCATCCCCGCCGTTTCGGCCGACACCACCGCCCTGGTGGCCCAGATCGAGACGCTGACCAAGAAAGTCGAGACCATGGAGAAGCTGCAGGCGACCCGCGACGAGCGGCCCGGCTCCCCGGCGGTTCATGTCGTGGCCAACGTGGCCCCGACGGCCGAGGTGATCGAGGCCTCGTTCGCCCTGCAGGGCAACCTGCCGGGCATCGAGAAGAAGTACGACGCCAAGGTGCTCGAGGCGGCCCACAAGGCCCGCCGCGAGATCAGCCTGGGCGAGGTGCTGATCCAGGCCGCCGTGGCCAACGGCTACGACGGTCCCCGGCGTGTGAACGCCTCCACCCTTCGGCCGATCCTGGCCGCGGCGTGGGCGACCCACTCGATCTCGGGCATCCTGTCCAGCACGGTCAACAAGTTCCTCCTGGCCGGCTTCGACACGGTCGAGTCGGCCTGGCGGTCGATCTCGTCGGTTCGGTCGGTCAACGACTTCAAGACGATCAACCAGTACCGCCTCAACGGTGCTTTCTCGTTCGAGAAGGTGGCCAACGGCGGCGAGCTGAAGAACGCCGCGGCGTCGGACGAGACCCGGACGATCAGTGCGGAGACCTACGGGATCATGACCTCGGTCACCCGTACCGACCTGATCAACGACGACCTCGGGGCGCTCACGGTGGTTCCGCAGCGGATCGGCCGCGGCGGTGCCCTGAAGCTCAACGACGTGTTCTGGGCCGAGTTCCTCAACGACTCGACCTTCTTCACGGTGGCCAAGGGCAACAAGAAGACCGGATCCACGGCCCTTGGCTTGGCCGGTCTTAAGGAGTCTCTGGCCCTCTACCGGAAGCTGAAGGACAGCGACGGGAAGCCGATGGCGACCCAGCCGCGTGTCCTGCTGACGCCGGTCGACCTCGAGATCACCGCGGCGGAGTTGATGAACTCCATCCAGATCTCGAGCGGGAACACCGCGGGCCAGCCGTCGACGAACGTGTTCGCCGGCCGGTACGAGGTGGTCAGCTCGACCTACCTGACCGACGCGAACGACTACTACCTCCTGGCCTCGCCGGCCGACCTGCCGGTGATGGAGGTGGCGTTCCTGAACGGCGTCCAGAGCCCGATCGTGGAGACGGCCGAGGCCGACTTCAACGTGTTGGGCGTCCAGATGCGTGGCTACTTCGACTTCGGCTGTGCCAAGGCCGAGGACAAGGCCGGCGTCAAGATGGAAGTCTGACCCCTGTCGTGAACAACAACCCGGCGGGCGGGAGCCAAGCCCGCCCGCCGGATCTCACCCAATCGCTCCCCTAGTTAGAAAGGTCCCTAGAAATGGCTTCCTACGTTCAGAAAGGCGACGTTCTCGATTACACGCCGGCCGGGGCTGTGGCCGCCGGTGACGTGGTCGTGATCGGCACGCTCGTCGGTGTCGCTCCCCGTCCCATCGCCGCCAACGCCCTCGGGTCGCTCGCGGTGGAGGGCGTGTTCTCGCTGCCGGTCGCCACGGGTGCCACCGGTGCCCAGGGCTCGGCGATCAACTGGTACGCCACCTCCGGCGTGGCCCATGCTTCGACCGGCGTGACCGCCGGCAAGCTGGCCAAGGCCCGGCTGGTGGGCGACACCACGGTCGACGTGATCCTGAACAAGTGATTCCCGGACCACTCGCAACCCCCGGCCGGTGCGCGATCGCTACCGCGCGCCGCCGGGGCGTTGTGGGCGGAGGTACCCAATGCCCGACATGCTCGCCGCTGGTGCCGCCTGGCTCACGTCGCAGCTCAGCGCTGCGGCGGGGGCCACGATCACCTACCGGCGAGGCGATGACGTGGCGGAGGTGACCGCCACGATCGGCCGCAGCGATTTCGAGGCGACCAACCAAAGCGGCGTGATCGAAAACTGGGAGTCTCGCGACTTCCTGATTTCGGCCGACCAGCTGCCGTTCGGTGAGCCTGTTCGCGGCGACACGATCGTGGAGGTCTCCGGCTTGCTCGAGGTGGAGTACGAAGTGGCCGCCCCGCGCGGCGTGCCGGTGTTTCGGTACGGTGACGCCTTCCGCTCGATCGTGCGGGTTCACACGAAGCAATCCAGCGACGGCGTGGCGTTCCTGCTGACCGAGACCGGCGACCAGTTGACGACCGAGATCGCCCAACCCCTGGTGGCATGATGGCAAACAAGAAAATCAGCCAGCTCGGCCTAGCGACCGGCGTCACCGGGCCGGACGTCGTGCCGATCGTGAGCGGCGGGGCGACCAAGCGGGTGACGCTGACCACGCTGTCCACCTTCTTTGGTGGCGGCGGCGGCAACGGGGCCACCGGCCCCACCGGCCCGGCCGGTGCCGGCGAGGCCTACCAGGACGGCACCGCCCCCGCCGCAGCGTCCGCCGGGGCGACCTGGCTCGACATCGACACGGGTCAGTATTTCGTCCGCTACGCCGGCGTGTGGGTCGAGGTCGGCGGCAAGCATTACCCGTGAGGTCGTGAGCGATGCCCTTCTACCAGCTCCCCTCCGGCGCTTCACCCGTCCTGGCCGGCTCCGCGCCGCCCACCGGCGGGATCGGCGGCAACGGCGACCTGTTCATCGACACGGCCAACAAGACGCTGTACGGCCCCAAGGCGTCCGGCAGCTGGCCGACGGGGATCAACCTGTCGTTCGGACCCACGGGCGTCACCGGCAACACCGGACCGAGCGGGCCGACCGGGCCGACCGGCGTGACGGGCGGGATCGCGTTCACCGTGGGGCCAACGGCTCCGACTGCCCCCGACCTGACCGTGGCCGGGGCCGTGTGGCTCGACCAGAACACCGGCCGGTATTTCGTCCGCTATCAAACCCAGTTCATCGAGGTGGGCGTCCAGGGCGAGCGCGGCCCGACGGGCGTCACGGGGCCGCAGTCGACGGTCACCGGCCCCACGGGCATCACCGGGCCGACCGGCCCGCAGTCGACGGTCACCGGGCCGACCGGCGTTCAATCGACGGTCACCGGCCCAACCGGGCCGTCAGGCGGCCCGACGGGCGCGACCGGGCCAGCTGCTCGAGCTGGTGCCAACCGCCAGACGATCGCCACCGGGATCACGCTGGCCGCGTCGTCCGACCGCTACCAGTTCCTGACCTGCACCGGCGGGTCGCAGACCGTCGTGTTGCCCACCGGAATGTCAGCGGGCCTCGATTTTGTGATCCAGGAGGTGACCAGCGGCGGCGGTATCAACATCGAAGCCCCCGGCTCGGTCTACGTCACCACGATCTACAGCACCGCGCAGCTCGTCGTCTGGGACGGGTCAACGTGGCGGGTGATTTCGTTCTATTAAGCGAAGGGTGAATCATGTCTCTCACGTTTCCCACCGGACCCACGAACGGCCAACAGACGACCACGGGCGGCCGGACCTACCAATGGAACGGCCAGGCCTGGACGCTGGTCGGCAGCGGCATCGCCGGCCCGACGGGCGTGACCGGCCCCGGCGGGGCCACCGGCCCCACGGGCGCGGCCGGCTCGAGCGGGCCGACCGGCTCCACCGGGGCGACGGGGGCGGCCAGCACCGTCACCGGCCCGACGGGCGGCGCGGGCGCAACCGGGGCCACCGGCTCGACCGGCGCGTCCTACACCAACGTGGTGACGACGCCGGCCGTGCTGACGGCCAACACGACGGTGACCGGCTACAACCCCGGGGCCGGCGACATCTACCGCTTGGCGGTCACCGGCACGACGGGCGTCAACCTGCGGGGCCTCGGGATCACGGGCGTCGACGGTGACGCCAAGCTGCTGGTCAACGTGGGGGCCACGGCCCCGATCACGCTGCAACACAACACCGGCAGCAACGCCAACGCCTATTTCGCAGTGCCGTGGGCCGGCGACTACGTCATGGACCGCAACGGCGGGGCCGCCCTGGTCGTCTACGACGCCACGTCCGCCGTCTGGCGGGTCGTCTGAACGTCGCCACATCAACCTCTTGCGACATTCACCATGCCGATGAATCCCAGGCTGCTTCGCCCGCTCGCCTCTAACTTCCACCCGGAAGCCCAGGTCTGGCGGAACTCCGTGATTGCTGAAGGCGGCACGGTCAGCGGTTCGACGCTCAAGGCGGTAAGCGACTTCTGCAAGAGCATCGACCAAGCGGGCATCCGCTCCAAGTTTCGCAGGCTGAACCTGTTCTGTGGCGACTCCGACGCCTCGCTGGTGGCTGTGCGG